AGGTGTACAACCATTTCAACAAACGTACTTTGAATTAAGACCGTCAACAAATACAAATCCAATTACAGTTTCGGATGTTGAAAATTCTAAAGAAATGTACAATGGTAGTGTTAAGACACTTTGGAATGCTCCAAACTACGGTTGGTTTGATAATTCAAAAGTTAAAAAACCCACACCATTAGAATATTTAAAATATGTTAGAACAGGTACGACTGAAAACCAACCTGATTTTGATATTGGTTCAACATATAGCTCAATTGAAGATTTATTTGGTGTTTTTTCCAAAGACCAATTAGATTCTTTTGAAAATGAATTTAAAGAATTTTGTAAAGTTGGCGGACAATCAAAAATATTCCCACTTGAAGGTGACAACAAAACGTATTCCAACATTGTGAAATTATTAAAGAAAATGTTTTTAATAAAACATAATAATGATTTTACCAATAATGGATTAGGTAATTTACAAGCGGCAAACATTAATGACGTTTTGAGTAAATTTATTGATATTAAAGTTTATTTTAAAAACGGAAACCCTAAAAAGTTTGACAGACAACAATTTGGTTATTTCTCTAAAGACCCACAATTTTTACCAACAGGCCCAAAAGTACCAACAGCATCAACAGCGGCAGGTGGACCTAATTACGGTGGAAAATATGTTTCGTATTATCCCAATGACCCAAATCCATTACCAAGTGATAATGGAAAAACAGTAGAAGCATCAAAAGCGGCATATCCGGAAGTTTGGAAAACTCTTCAAGAATATGTTGGGTTTTCAACTATTGAAGGTATTAAATACACACGAACTTCAACAGTATATGATTTCTTTAGAAATAATGAAATTCCTTTTACAAGTGACAATATAAAATTATTATATCCTTTAATTAGAATATATGCAACACAAAAAAAATTAAATCCATTATATTCCGCAACAACTTTTGCCTCAGATATTACTACAATTTTAAACAAGGCGGAAAAGCAACGTAATAGTATTGAACAACAGTTTAGAGGTAAATTACCGTCAGCATTGTTAGGACAAAAACAAGAACAAACACAAGATGTTAATTCAAAATTAGACGGTGATATTGTAAAACTTGAACAATGGGAATTATTTAAAGCGGTAAATGATAAATGGATATCTGGTAGAGATAGTAAAAACAAACTTTTATTTGATGAATTTTTATTTTTTGATAGGGCGAATCGTGACATTGGTGACGAGTTAATTATTAACACCGATACAATTAGAAAGTTTTGTACTTGGGACAACTCATCAAATTCGGTAATGTCGTTAGTAAGACAAATTGTCGCCGATAACAGAATGAATTTCTTTGTAATGCCGGCATATATAAACTTTTATGGTAAATCAACATCAAATAATACTGATAGAAATTCGTCAATTGTTAATAACGCTAATGATGTATTCAGTTCATTTACTTATGTTGATTATATTAATTCGGCACCAAAGTTTTTATGTCAATATATTGACAGACCGTCACAAACATTGTCATTAGATAACGACCCTAATTACCCATTTAAAAGTGATTCTTTTGATTTGGGTAACCCAACAAACAATCCTATACTTCAACAAGGTTCAACCAATCAAAAAAACAGCAATAAAGCGGTAGGTTTTGTTGTAGACTTTGGTTCAATAAATCAAAGTATATTTAAATCTGTTGATATCAACCAAGAACAAGGTGTGACATCTTCAGAACAAATACAAACAACAATTGACATGGGTAACCAAGGCTCGGGAAAGAAAACAATGCAACAAACAACATCGTTGTATGATTTTTATAAAAACCGTTCTTATAGTAGTACGGTTAAAACATTGGGTAACGTAATGATTCAACCAACAATGTATTTTGTCTTAAGACACATGCCAATGTTTAACGGAACTTACATTATTAGAAATGTTAAACACAGTATAAGTTCAGGTAGTTTTAACACTGAATTTAATGGACAAAGAGTTTCGGCAAATATTAATACAAAAGTATCTGACGACCTTGCTAGTGTCAACGAAGACTTTTCCAAAAAATTATCAGACAAAATAAAACAGTTTGTTAGTAATAATGAATTGGTACCATTTGATAGTAATTCTAATCAGTATTTAACTGGAGACCAAGCAAAAGATTATGTTCTATCCGCAAAAACACCGTATCAAGGATTTATTGTTCAAACAACCGATTTATTAACCCAAGATTGTAGTGAAAATATTAATCCAATTTATGGGGCAATTGAAAAAGTTGATTTAATAACAAGTTCAATTACAGTAAATGAATTAGTAACACTAATTAACACATCAACAAATGATATTAAAGATACTGATTTAAAAAGATATATGTTTAGTATGTTATATTTGATGGGTAACATAACAGATTTAAACGAAAGTTTAAAATACAATCAAAACAATTTATATGGTGTCACTGTGGACATTAAACAACCTGGAGCAACTTCATCGTTAATTAAAAAGTATAGATGTTTAAAAACTGGTGAAAATTTTACAAGACCATTTGCAACATTTGATACTGTTAAAGACAGTATAGACTTTATTAGAGATATCTATAAAGATAGAATACAATCTTATTTCAAGGATGCTAAAAATGACGAATCAAAAGTAATAGCAATTATAGAGTTATTTTATAAAACATGGTACACATCAGGAACGTTAACTCAAACATATAAACAAAACACAAACTTTAATACTTGGCTTGGTAATGCCAGATGGGCATATACTCAAGCAAAAACATTAGGTTTGTAATAAATTAAATAATCGTTATATTTATTAAGAAAAACAATATGAGTAATTTAAAAAATTTATTGGACAACTACTTACAGAAAGATACTGTAATCGCCGAAAAGGATTTGGGTAACGGATATAAAGAAGTTTGTGATTTACAAACTGGTGACTGTTACACTGTAAGATTAAAAGACGGTTTAATTGAAAGAGTGGACAACACAATGAAATTAAATAAAACATTAAGAGTTGAAACACCACAAGGTGTTAAAACATTATTAAACGGTTAATCATGGAAAACAAAGTTTCAAAAACAATATTAGAGGAATTAAAAAGATATAATCAAATCAACAGTTACATTGTTGAACAAGACGCTGCGTTACCTCCACCAGCAGATGAAGACCCAACTGCCGCAGAACCCCCACCACCCGCACCCGATGATACTACATTAGGTGGCGCCACCCCACCTGAAGGTGAAGCGACTCCTGAAACAGGTGCTCCTATTGATATCAATAATGACCCTGATGTTGAAGAAATTGAAACAGGTGATTCTGAAGGTGGAAAGAATGATAGTAGTAGTGGTACCGAAGAGTTAGATATCACAGAATTAGTTACTACACAAAAAGACATGCAGTCAAAGCAGGAAGAATACATGAATTCAATGATGTCTAAATTAAATGACTTAGAAAGTAAATTAGCTCAGATGGATTCAATCTTTGAAAAGATTAATTCAATTGAAGACAAAGTTGAACAATACAGACCAAAAAGTGCTGAAGAAAAAATGGAATTAAGGTCTTTAGATTCTGGTCCTTATAGTCAAAAGTTATCAGATTTCTTTACTGAAAAAGAACCACAAATGAAACAACAAGGTAAAGAACAATATATTTTAACACCTGATGATGTAGAAAACTACGACAAGATGAGCGTTAGAAAATCTTTTGACCAAGGTTTACAAAACTAATTTGATTTCTGAAAAAATTGTGTTATATTTATCTTACATTAAAAGATAAAAAATACAATTATGATGACAGACAAAACATTCGATGCCGTTCTGGCGCAGTACGAACAAAACACAAAACCATTTGGTGACCAACCAATGATGTCACAAGAAGACAGAATGAAGCGTTATTTCGCCGCTATTCTTCCTAAAGGTGAAAACTCAGGACAAAGAAGAATCCGAATCCTACCAACTACAGATGGCTCATCTCCTTTCAAGGAAGTATGGTTCCACGAAATCCAAGTAAACGGTACTTACAACAAACTTTACGACCCCGACAAAAATGAAGGCGGACGTTCACCTTTAACAGAGGTTTACGAAGAACTTATGAAAACTGGCAAACAAACTGACAAAGATTTGGCGGCACAGTACAAAGCTCGTAAATTTTACATTGTTAAGGTTATTGACCGTGACCATGAAGAAGATGGTGTTAAATTTTGGAGATTTAAACACAACTACAAGCAAGATGGTATCTTGGACAAAATCATTCCAATTTGGAGAGCTAAAGGTAATTTGACTGACCCAAATGAAGGACGTGATTTGATTATCCAATTGGTTAAATCAAAAACACCAAAAGGAAAAGAATACACTTCAATTCAAACAGTAATGTATGATGACCCAAGCAAATTGTCAGAGGATGCTGAACAATTGGATTCTTGGAAAAACGACCTAACAACTTGGGCGGACGTTTACTCTAAGAAACCTGTTGAGTACTTAGAAGCAATTGCTCGTGGAGAAGTTCCACGTTGGGATTCAGAATCTAAAAAATATGTTTACGGTGATGACGCTACTGAAGTATTCGGTGGAACACCTGTGGACCCACAAGCAGGTATGTCACCTGACGAGGAATTACCATTCTAATAAACTAAAACACATCATGTGCGGTATCATGTACGGTACCGCACATGATTAATTTATATCATATATGGCTATTAAAAAAAATGATTTCAGCTCAGTAAAGAAAAAATTCTCTACTTCAGCTAAGTACAAACCGCAAAGATTTTTTGACTTAGGTTCTGACTTCTTGGATGCGGTTGGACTTCCAGGTCCTGCAATTGGACACTTAAATATGTTCTTGGGTCACTCAGACACAGGAAAAACAACCGCTTTGGTTAAAGCCGCTGTTGATGCACAAAAGAAAGGTATCCTACCTGTATTCATTATTACAGAACAGAAATGGTCTTTTGAACACGCAAAACTAATGGGTTTTGAATGTGAAGAAGTTGTTGATGAAGAAACGGGTGAATCAGATTGGGATGGATTTTACATCTTCAACAATGATTTTAATTACATTGAACAGATTACGGATTATATCAATAGTTTGTTAGACGCACAAGAAAAAGGTGAATTGGATTACAGTTTATTATTCTTGTGGGATTCAGTAGGTTCAGTTCCATGTAAGATGACTTACGATGGTAAAGGTGGTAAACAACACAACGCATCAGTACTTGCAGATAAGATTGGAATGGGTATCAACCAACGTATTTCAGGTTCACGTAAATCGGATTCAAAATACGAAAACACATTGGTTATTGTTAATCAACCTTGGGTTGAACTTCCTGACAATCCATTTGGACAACCAAAGATTAAAGCAAAAGGTGGTGAAGCAATTTGGTTGAACTCATCTTTGGTATTCTTATTTGGTAATCAAAAAGGTGCAGGTACAAACAAGATTACTGCGACAAAAGACAAAAGAAGTGTTAAATTTGCAATCAGAACAAAAGTGTCCGTAATGAAAAACCACATCAATGGTTTGGGATATGAGGATGGAAAAATCATTGTAACCCCACACGGATTCTTGGCAGGTAAAGAAGCTGCAGAAGAGAAGGTGTCTATTGAGAATTACAAAAAAGAACATGCTGACTATTGGAAAGATATTCTTGGTGTAACATCATTGGACTTTGAATTGAAAGAAGAAAAGGAAATTGATTAAACAATAAACAAGTGGTTAAAACTTTAATAGTTGACGGAGATAACTTATTCAAAATTGGATTTCACGGGGTTAGAGATTTCTACCACGAAGGAAAACATATTGGAGGTATTTTCCACTTTGTTAATGTTCTTCGTAGATTCCTATCGGAATACAACTACGACAAGGTAATAGTTTTTTGGGACGGGAATAACAACTCGTCCCAAAGAAAATTACTGTTTTCTGAATATAAGGAAAACCGTCGTTTAACAATGAACGAAGAAAAGAAAGAATCTTATTATGGACAAAAAGAAAGATTAAAACAATATCTTGAAGAAATGTTCATTAGACAAATTGGTATTGACGACCACGAGTGTGATGACTTAATTGCTTATTACACACAAATAAGCCAAAATGAGAAAATAACAATCCTTTCTTCAGATAAGGACCTTACACAACTTATCACATCAAAAGTACACATCTACTCACCCATAGTAAAACAATGGGTTACAGACAAACACAAGATTAAATTAGGTACAATTGAAGTACCTAT